GGCGCATGAGATTGATGCTATACAGCAGTTATTTAATAACATACCATCAAATCAAATGGATTTACGTGACGCAGCTTTCCATTTGTTATGGTATGTACGTGAATTAGATTTTGGCCGAGAGCCGATTACAACGGATAAACTCTATGACTAATAAAATATATCGTGCAGTAGAAACATCCCTACTATTCCAAGATAGTGGTGGGGATATTGTAATTTCTCTAAACAATCTCTCGACTGGTGCTGGTCGTATTTCTGGACGTAAGGATAGAGGTGTTGGTAGTATACCAATTAGGTATCGGTGGCGAGCAGTTTTCCAAACCAAAACTGGTACAAATCCAATATTAGGTACTTCAATTGAATTATATCTAGCTGAGTCAGATGGTACTTTGATGGATGGTACCTTAGGGACAGCAGATGCTGCCCTGACTACAGATAAGCGTAAGAATTTAATGTTGATTGATTCTGTAATAGTAGATGTGGCAACCCCAGACACTAATTTTATTGGCTCAGGCATTGTTGAAATCTATGATCGATATTTCTCAATTGGGGTATGGAATGCAACTAACGTAAACCTGAAAGATACTGCTAATATTAGTAATATTACACTAACCCCAATGCCTGATGAACTACAATAAGGAACAACTACAATGCCCATATACACTGAAGCTCAACGACTTGTTATAAAGGCTTATGTACTAGCTGATCCGATATTGGTCACTAAAGCTAAAGGTCTAGATACAGATTATGGTTTTATTTTGAATGCCCTTAATCTCCATTATAATCCAAATTTCACTGTTTGGAAAACTGTCACAACGGAGAAAGAGATTCAATTAGATCCGGGATTTGATTGGAAACGTGTCGATAATCTTAGTATAGGTAAAGCCCGTATTTGGGAATGGTTATTCAAACTAACTGGTTATATCGATCCTTCACAAGCCAATGTACGTGCAGGGATTGATGCAATCTGGACAGGGGCACCTGTTGATTTAGATGTACTAGCAGTTGTTTATACTCATTGTAAACGGTTAGCCACTGTTACTGAAAAATTATTTGCGGTTGGCACTGGAAGCAACGCAGTACCAGCAGTGGCAGTATTCGTCGGTCAGATAGGAATAAACGACATTGGCAGCATTTTAGCGTAGAGACCAATGAGCAGACCACGTATTCGCAGAAAATCTGAGTTCGCACGGTCTCGCGGCGAAGCGGCCTATCCAGAATTGTGGCCTACCGACGCATGGTGCCCTTCACTATACCCACCGGGCGGTTTGCCCATTCGATCACTGGGACCGAATGGAAACTTGGGCACGCTCTCCAGCAATTTAGACCCCTCCACCTTGTGGGTAGTATCCGAAGGACAACATGCAGTAGATTTCACCCCTACTGCGGGGGTCACAAAACAGTGTACAACAGACCTTGATATCCGAGACGTTCCACTCTCAGGGACTATTAGCCTGTGGTTTAAGCCACGGCTGGCATTCGATGCTGTTGGAACGGCTGACTATGGTATCGAGTCGTTGGTCATTGTTCACAATTCGCTTGATTACTTTTTAATATATCGCCAATCGTCTGGAAACTTAAAATGCGGTTGGTACAACGACCCACTCTCGATCTGGTTCGGAGTCGCACTAAATGCTACGATATGGGACGTTAATGCTTGGCAAAACTATGTGTGCACATGGATCAGAGGTGGCATCCAAATATTGTACCGCAATGGTATTGTCCTAGGTTCCAATTCTCCAGCTAATACGGTTCGCGCAAGCGGTGATGGGGTCTTCTATTTTGGCTCGCTTGGAGGCCAATACGGGTACGATGGACTGATGGACGACGTACGTATTTGTAATACGACGTGGTCATCCGATCAAGTCATGCTTAACTACGTGCTAGGGCGTGGAGGATGGGCTACTCGTAAGACTAGGCGAACGTTTTTGCTCGCCCCAGCATTTAATGCCACAGCAGCCGTAAATACAGTAGCAGCAACTTGCAGTGGAGTAGCTTCTTTTACAGTACCAATAGTTGTAGGACATAAATCTTTTAAATCAATGGTATTAACTAGATGAAAACTATCAGGGTTGATTTTGATCCAGGTAATACATTAACTTTATCGCTATATGAAGTAGGTACAGATACATCAGCATATTCACTTCCTTTAACTGAATCTGCTACTGATGAAGGTTCTTACTATTATACTGGTAATCTAATGACAGGACGATATAGAACAGCTTTGTTTAGTACATTTTTAGTACAGAGGGGTAGGATTTTTGTAGGATCATTAGAAAATACAACATACTGCGTTGGTAATTGGGATGGTGAAAAAGATGTTACTTAAGATTTGCGCAAGGGGTTAAAATGACTAAAATACTTGAAGCAGATTTCGATCCACTAATTTCACCTCTTCTTTATAAACTTTATCCAATTGGTAGTGATGTAGTTTCGTATTCCGGGACACTTACAGAGCGAGCTATTGATAAAGGGTCTTATACTAAGACGGATACATTTTTAACTGGCAGATATAGAGCAGCATTACTAATAGGAACAGATGTTGTACAACGTGGACGTGTCCAAATTGGTGCGATTGAAGGATTAACATACTTCATAGGAAACTGGGAAGGTACAATTGATATTGGTAATATTACTGTACAACCATTACCACCAATTTCGGCAAATCAAGTTAATGTTCAAGCCATGACTTTTGATGAGTTTGGACAATTAGAAAATGGTGTGCTTGTTAGTGTAAAAATGATATTACCTTCTACTCTTCCAGGTTTTTTTGATAGTAAAATTGCAGTTTTTACTTCAGTTGCTGGAATAGTAACATTAACTAATCTTTTCAAAGGTGCTACCTATGAGATGTGGCGTGGTCGTTCTACGCCAATTAAATTTGTAGTACCAATTACATCCGATCTAACTATCAACGGAATCCCTGTATTGGGAAATGATTCGACGGATCCGTGTTTATGATGTAGTATGAATAATCAATCATCGTACGAGTACTTTTGGAAACCATTAAGATATCATCCAGTCCAAAGTCAATTGTGGAATTATACTGGACGATTGGCAGCTATAGTTGCAGGTCGTAGATCAGGAAAAACAGTTATTTGTCGTAGAAAGTTGATACTTCAATTACCAATTCAAAAGGAATGGCCAAATCCTATTTATTATTATGTATTACCAACATACTCTCAAGCAAAAAGAGTTGTTTGGTATGACATTTTGAATATGATACCACCTAATTGGATTATTAAGAATGGCATCAATAGAACTGAGCTTTCAATAACAACAGTGTTTGGTAGTAAGTTGTATCTTGTTGGTGCGGATAAACCTAATAGACTAGAAGGTACTCCTGCTGATTTTGTGATGATTGACGAAGCTTCAGACCAACGACCAGGGTTATACGAGTTGACAATACTTCCAATGCTTTCTGAAAGATCAGGAATATGTTATCTTTTAGGTGTACCTAAAAGAACAGGCATGGGTCGTATTGCCTTTAGGGATTTTTTTAATCGTGGTTCGGAAAGTGATTCCGATGTTGCATCGTTTCATTGGAAATCAGCAGACATACTAACCCCAGAAGAGATAAATTTTCAACGCTCACAGATGAGTGAACAAGATTTCGCAGAACAGTATGAAGCACAATGGGCAGACATCAGTTCTAATGTTTATTATAATTTCTCGTTGGTTAATATTAGAGACGACTTCTCTTATGATCCGGCTAGAGAAATTATAGTTGGGTGTGATTTTAATGTTAATCCAATGTGTTGGTGTTTAGCGCATAATATAGATGGTAAACTGTATATCTTTGATGAGGTATTTATTAGAGATACTAATACACCATCTGTAATGGATCATCTACACAACAAATACTATCAACATTTAGGTTCATGGAGATTTTTTGGTGACGCAAGTTCAAGAGCACGTAAAACGAGTGCGACTAGATCAGATTATCTCATCATTAAGAATGATGCGAGATTCGGGGAAAAGAAAGTATTTTTCCCGCATAGAAATCCAAATATACGAGATAGATTCGCAGCAGTTAATGGCGGATTCAAAAATGCTAACCAAGAAACCAGGATCTATATCCACGTTAAATGTAAGAAATTGATAAATGATTTGAATTCGGTATCATATAAGGAAGGTACTACTGACGTCGAGAATTATAGTGGTACCGATGTTGGTCATATGTCTGATGGCTTTGGTTATATGGTACATGGAATAATGCCAATACGTTTGGAAAGCTCAGTCGCCCCCTCTATTTGGAGTAAAACAGGATGAGTACGGTGATTGGGCCAGTACAATTATATGATAAAAAAGATGGTAGTAGTGAGCGCACATCCCCACAGATTTTTTCTAATCCACTTTTTGATTCGAGGGTTTATCCTAATTATCGTAATATTCCCTATTGTATTATTAGAGAGATTAGAAAAGATCCTACAATTCAATTAGCACGTTGGGCTGTACTAAGTCCTATGATTCATACACCATGGATGTATGAAAAAAAGAAAAATGGCACACAGGAAATGATTGATTTTTTAGAAGAAAATTTCTCTCCATTGAGAAATGAGTTTCTTCTTCGAGCGGTATTCGGCACATTAGATTTCGGGTGGCAGCCATTTGAAGTAGTATTAAAACCAGAGTTAGGATATATTTATATTGATGAAATAAAACATCTATTACATGATATTACAACTATCTTGGTGTATATTAATAATGGTAAATTTGCTGGATTCATCAATCAGACATTTGCGTATAATGTTAATGTACTCATACCAGAAGCATACGCATTAAATACTAATTTTGAGACTGAGGGTACTGATTGGTATGGATATTCTGTATTTCAATCACTTTATAAGATATGTGAATCATGGGATACAGTACAAACAGCTGCTAATAGATATGATAAGAAAATTGCTGGTGCCACTTGGGTAATTTATTTTCCTGTTGGTAAAACTTTATATAAAGGTGTACAAACCCCTAATGATGAAATTGCTAATTCATTGTTAGATACACTTGTGGCAAGCGGTGGTATTGCTATTCCAGATGATATCCAAACTTGGATGGATGACGCGGTAGATAGAGAGACTAAAGGTGCTTGGAGAATAGAGATTCTTTCAGCAGATGCTCAAGCACAAAATACATTCATTGATCGACAGAAGTATCTTGATTCATTAAAGATTAGAGCATTTGGCTTAACTGAACGCTCTTTGTTAGAGGGTAGTCATGGCACTAAAGCTGAGGCTGATGTTCATGGTGATGTTTCACTTAGTGTTGTAGATAGTCGCCATAGGTTATTAGTAGAAAGACTTAATACAACAGTAGTACCTAGACTACTAGCATTAAACTTTGGTAAGAAGTACGCCTATGCTGCTGGGATTAGACCAGCACCATTAGTAGATACACAGTTTGCGACTATTAAGTCTATTTACGAGCGTATTATAATGGATGGGGATGCACTAGCAGCAGAAATAGAAAGTTTAGATATGAAGGGTATGCGAGATGAGCTAGGTATTCCTTCAAGTGCTGGTCCAAAGATCATAAAAGAAAAGGTAATGGCAAATGGCTGATTATGTAACAGCTGCTCAAATAGAACTTGTAAATGGTACGATTAACACTCGTATTTGGGCCGATTTAGATAATAACAAAAATGCAATTACAATTGCAGCTCGTATAACTTGGGCAGCTGAATTATCAACTGAATATTTGAATGGTAGATTATCGCTTAGTAGATACGCAGTTCCTTTTATTGCTGTACCAAAGATGATAACGCATATGTGTGCGATTTTATCTGGCATTCTGCTCTATGATGGTAGAGTTATAGTAACTGAGATGAGAGATCAAGTTGCACCTAAACGTAAAGAGTTTCGCAGATTGATAAGAGAATTACTATCAGGACAATTACGTCTTACACACCCTACCACTGGTGATCCAATCGAATGTACATCATATACAGCACCATTTGTTGGTACAAATCCATCTGAAAATGTTGGATATAAAAAATATTGCATATCAATACCAAATTGCTGCCATACTTGTTGTTGCCATTCATGTATTTGTGACAAATTAAATAGTTGGTGCTAACATGCCGTACGCTTGCACATTAGTTGGATCAAAATGGAATCTACATAAAGAAGATTCTAAAGAGTCGTTAGGTTCACATCTTTCTAAGAAGGATTGTATGCAGCAAATGAAAGCTGTATATAGTTCTGAACTTGCCAATCCAAAGAACATTGTGTTTGATGGTATGTTGTACAAGCCATTCGACTTTGAAGAAAAACTAAAGCAGGATGGCGATACATTAAATGTAGTAATTAACTCACAAGGTGGTGATTTTTTTGATGCAATAGCAATTCACAATCAATTACGTAATAGTGGTAAGAAAATTGTTTGTCATATTAATCCAATAGCATTGTCTGCTGGTGCGATAGTGGCTTTGGCTGGTGATAAGATTATTATGCCAGAGAATGGCTTAATAATGTTTCATTCACCCAAAGTTATGCCAGAAGGTATGAAAGATGCTGGTGATTTAGAGAAAATTACTAATGCATTAAGAGCATCAGAGAGTATATTAATTAATACTCTCATTAGCAAAACAAAGAAAAGTCAAGAAGAATGCCAAGCAATTATGGATAATGAAACTTGGCTTACTGCTAGTGATGCAAAGAAGATGGGCATTTGTGATGAAGTTGTTTCTATTTATCGTGACATTCAAATCCAGAACTATTTTCCTGAGAAAATAGTTAATTTTGTCAAGGAGAATAATGAAATGCCAATGAAAGAAATGTGTGATTTGTTTGGTGTGAAGGATGAAGCTGGTTTAACTCAGTATATTACTGAGTTGAAGGCTAATCAAACACCAAAAGTTATGGATGTCCCTGTTAGCCTTCTTAACATGATTAAGAAGGCACGAGAGTCTGAATTGGAATCACTTGTTACTACTGGGAAAGTAATTCCAGCAGTAACTAATGAACTGAAGTTGAAGTTCATTAGTGATGATCGAATAAAAAGTGACGCATCGACTGGCAATCAAGAGTTTGAGCATATTGTTAATGCTCTTTCAAAGAATGAATCAGTTATTAGCTTTGCGGCTAAGACTGGTATTCAAGGTGGCACCAAAGCCCTTGATAATAATGGCGTAGCTATTGATGAAGTAGGTTTACTTGCACGTCAAATGGCAAGTATGAAAGCAAAGTAATTACGAAACTTCCAACAAAAGGATAAACGTATATGACGACGTATTTGGAAAAAAACGTTCCTGGCGATTTAGTGGTTCACATGGAATCACTCGAATACTGCACAAAAACTGCGCAGATTCGTAATACTACTGGCTCTACTGTAACACTTGGAGCAGGTAGTATTGTAGGTCAACCAGTTAAGGCAGGTACTGGTACTGCTGATTATAATTTGGCAAAAGCCGGAGATGAGGCTTCTGTTATTGGTCTTATTTTGGATGGACCTACAGGTCAAGACGATCAAGAAGTCATCTTGAACAATGGGTATAGTGTTTACAAGTGGCAAGTACTTGTACATCCACCTGTTGTTATTAATCAAACTTATTTACCAGCATTAGATGTGCTTGCTGCTGCTTTCACAGTGGCAAGTATTGTTACTGCTTTGAAAGCATTAGGTTGGGAGTTCCGGACTGAGCCAGCTAAAACCACTACGCTGTAATTTACAACGTAGATAACAATAAAGGAAAAAAGATATGGCAAGTATAGACATTTTCAATTCAACCGCTTTTTCTTTGACGGGTTTATCTGCCGCCATCGAAACAGCACCATATAAACCAAGGTTGTTAGGAGAACTTGGTCTTTTTGACCAAAAGTCATCTAGAACAACTACTGTTTATGTTGAGAAAAGGCATAATCGGCTTTCTATTCTCAACACTGCTAATCGTGGTACTGTGAAAGACGTACGCTCTACTGTTCCTCGTGATGCATTTCCTTTCAAAGTACCACATGTACCATATTTCCAGAATATTTTGGCTGATGACATCCAAAATATGCGAGCATTCGGTTCGGAGACTGAATTGGAAATGATGGGTAAGTACGTTAATGAGCAACTTATTGGCATGAAAGGTGACCATGATGTTACTCATGAATGGCATCGTGTTGGTGCATTGAAAGGAATTGTTTATGATGGTGACGGTACATCCGTCATTTATAATTTCTTTACACAGTTTGGTTTGACTCAAACTGTTGTGAATTTCTACGCCAATAATGCCTCATTCGCTACCACTTGCACGAATATTATTCGTACAATTGCAGATAAGTTGGGCGATGAAAGTTTTGATGGTATTATCGCACTTTGTGGTAATACTTATTTTGATCAAGTGGTTAAACATCCTTCGATGGTTGCTGCTTATGATCGGTGGCGTGATGGTGAGTTCCGTAGGTATTCGCACCTTGGACCATCATGGTATTCTGCTGCAACGAATGGATTTGAGTATCAGAATATTTTGTTTGTTAACTATCGTGGAAATATTGGCGGACTAAGTTTCATTCCTGATACTGAAGCTTATTTTGTTCCCCGTGGTGTTCCTGGTATACTTACAGAAACTGCCGCTCCAGCAGATTTCATGGAAACCGTTAATACTATGGGACAGAAGTTTTACGCAAAGCAAAGAATTATTGCCTTTGATAAAGGAGTTGAACTCCATACTCAAAGTAATGTCTTAGCTATGTGTTCCCGTCCCGATGTGATTGTGAAATCAGTATTCGCTGGTTGCACTGATCCTTCGTCGTCTTCGTGCTAGAAGCATTGGTTGAGGGGGTAAGTGGTGATATGGATATCACCACTTATGCCATATTATGGCAATAACAATAAAACTTAATGTTAATATCGACCTATCAAAGGTCATGAACATTAAAAGATTTGAGCAAAAGAATCAACCATTACTACTCTCTACAGCAGCAGCAAGATATGAACAGTTTCTACGTAATAGATTCATTAGAAATTCGCGAGGTGGTGGGCAATGGGTATCATTAGCTGCTAGTACAATAAAGCGTAAAGAACAACGCGGTATAGCAGATAGGCCAGAATTAATATTACGTGAATCAGATTTGATGTTGGACAGTATTGGAACTAAAGTAGTATCTGGTACAACTTTTGTAGGGTTTGTTAGAGATAGGGCACATACTAGAAAGATACGCTTGCTGAGGTTAGTACGAATACATACGATTGGCGGTCCCAAATTGCCGTCCAGAAAAGTAGTTGATTACCCTGATAGTAACACTAGAATGAAGATGGTGGATGATATTAAGGATCAATATAATAAACAGCTGCGAAAGAATCGGAGAAATAAATGAGTGACGTACAATTAGATCCTTTTACTGCCGTCTATAATGCTTTGTGGACATTGATTGAGAGAAATCAGGTTCTATCTAGGTATATTCCTATTGGTAATCGCATCTCTTATAGGGAAGAGCAGGAGCCGAAAAATGAAATCACGAATGCTGATACACCAGAGTTAGCTATCGTTGTAGGAGGTGGTGGCTTTTCTAATCAGAATAGTAGTACGAATCATTCTGTCTACAAAGAGTACATCCTGGCACTAACAACCGGGGACTTAAGGCTTAATTCAAGTCTAAATCCGATACAGTGGGAATTATTCAGATCCATTACAGATTGGAGTTGCGTCCTTTGCGCCCTTGAGTGGTGCGACTGCAGATTCGTAACCCGATGCCAAATTGTCTCAGAAGAAAGCGGCATGGTGATGCATGAATTGAGTAGAAGCATACCTGGATGGAGTAGTCTTTTGACTATCAGGGTTGATATGGTTTTTAATACTATTAAGCTTAAGATTAACTAGTTCTCTAGCCGAATGAATCACTGTTTTGTTTAACTTGACACTAATGTCTTTAAGATAAGGATAATTCTCATGGTCTGTCCAATTCCTAGAAGCGGCCACCTTGGATTCGTAGGAGATTATACAGGAGCAGTCCTTACAAGGTATTCGAGAGTTCGTAACTGGACTTTCGACGAAACGTCCATGCCGCAAGAGCGTGTATATTCGGGAACACGTTTTGGTGTACAACGAATACCCTGTTATAAGCAATCTTCCGGATCTTTTTCAGGTTTTGGGGTATCGCCTCCATTGTTTGCTGGTGATGTATTTACATTTTTTGGATACACTGCGCCTACAAATGGTGTAGCTTGCACACCTGGATGTGCATATCATGTGCTTTCAATTGTTGATTCAGTTACATTAAATTGGAACTGGACTGCCGAAGGTTGCTCTTTAGACTGGAGTATTGCATTCTCAGGTATTGCTGCACCAACGGTATTAGCAGCTTTTGATGATCCATGTGATGATGCACCTTTCTGTGATATGTCACCTTGTACTGCAACATTGTTGTTGTACAATCCTTGTGCCGCGATGGCTGCTGTAGAGTTTTGCAACATTACAACTGCAGCGCTGACATTTACAGCAAAGAATATTGCATTCAGCAATAGTTCCAGTTCTTGTTTTGTACAAAAAACTGTTGGTAATCTCGATTGGACACTAGCAGTTGTTGATCAAAACCCGTGTATTATACCAACTCTTAATCTAGATTATAGAATTAAATTACAGGCTACGGCAGCGCCTGCATATTGGATTCTAGATTATGGGATTTTCACTGGTGTAAATAATCTAAATGTAAATATTGAAACAGGAGAAATGGTTAGCAAGACAAATAATTGGATGATGCAGGGCGTGCTTTGTTGTACAGTTGATACCCCAGTTCGCGGTTCAATTATTAGTCCTGCCGGTGTTACTGTTTGGCCTTTCTCAACTCCTTCTTAATTTTCTCTTCACGGAGAGTACATGGATAATAAATTATCTGATGCTGGTTA